GAGATATTGGAGAAACGGAATGGCAACTAGCACCGAACCTCTAATAGTCTATGACAAAAGGGAACTTGCTTCATTTGCTAAAGTAATTAGAAACATGAGCGACATTGCCGTTCAGGAAACCAAACGCAGAGTTGGCGAATTAGCACAAAAAGAATTAGCGGAGATTCGCAGAATTGCTTCATCAAGAGGCAAGGTTGCTGATCGTGTTGCTCAAGGCGGTAAAGTAAAAAAGTCCTCATTGCTTGGTGAAATATCTTTTGGTTTTGCTTCACAAAGATTCTCAGGCGGTGCAACAACCCAATTTAATACTCGCAATGATGCAAAAGGTAATCGTTTGGGTATTGGTGCAGCACATGAATTTGGATCCAAGAATTATCCGCAATTTCCAAGATGGAGTGGGCCAATGCCTAAAGGTTCAGGTTCAAGAGGATATTTCATTTACCCAACAATTAGATTTTTGCAACCAACTATAATTAAAGAGTTTGAACAAATCATTTTAGATATAAGAAAAGAGTTTGCTGATGGCTAGTAATAGCAGAACCTTAACCCTTGCACTTGCAGCCGACATTGATGGTCTTAAAAAAGGCTTAGATGATGCAAACAAAGTTGTAAATAAATCAGCAGATCAAATTGCAGATTTTGGCAAAAAGGCTGCTTTGGCTTTTGCTGCTGCCGGTGCTGCGGTTGGCGCATTTGCTATATCCGCTGCCAAGGCTGCTGCTCAAGATGAATCAGCACGCAAAAAACTTGAACAAACTATTCGATCAAATACTCAGGCTACTGAGGATCAGATAGCAGCCATAGATACCTATATCACCAAGCAATCTATTGCCACCGCAACCACAGATGATGTTTTAAGGCCAGCCTTAAGCCGTTTAATTAGATCAACTCAGGATGTAACAAAAGCCCAAGAATTATTAAGCCTTGCTCAAGAAATATCAACAGCAACAGGCAAACCATTAGAATCAGTTACCAATGCCTTAGGTAAAGCCTATGACGGCAGCAATACAGCCCTTGGAAAACTCAATCTTGGCATCGATCAAAGTACCCTCAAAACTAAATCATTTGATGAAATTACCAAAGAATTGGCCAAAACTTATGATGGTTTTGTTAAAAACGAAGCCACAAACGCTGAATTTAAATTTAAGCAATTAACCATTGCTTTAGATGAAACCAAAGAGCAAATTGGTGTTGCATTACTTCCAATTGTAAAAGAGTTTGCAGATTATTTGCTTGCCACAGTTGTGCCAAATGTTCAGGCTTTGGCTGCTGGACTAACTGGAGATAATAGCGTTACAGCCGGTATCACAGATGCAACAAGGGGTGCTTATGCTTTTGGGCAACAATTAAGATCGACCATAGAATTTGTTATTAGCATAAAAGATGAATTATTAGTACTTGGTGGAATTATTGCCACAGTTTTTGTTGCAAATAAAGTCATTGCATTTGTCGGCGCAGTTCAAACTTTAATTACAGCAATGGTTGCATTAAGGACTGCCGCAACTGCTGCAAGCGTGGCTACCGCTTTTGCAACTGGTGGTGGGTCTGTTGCTGCTGGCGCAGTTGCTTTGGCTGCTGCTGGTATCGCAACTGGAGTTGTAAGTAGTGCGGTTTCTGGAAATAAAGCAGCAAATACAGCCTCAACCGCTACCGCTGCTCAACTCGCTGCCGGCGCAGCAAGGGCTGGAACCACAGTCAATAACATTACAGTTCAAGCGGTTGATTCTGAAGGCGCAGCAAGAGCCGTTGCAAAAGTTGTCAATCAAAGCGCACAAAGATCAGTTCCATCAATTTTTGGTAATGTAATTAGAGGCGATTGATGACTGTTTGGACACCTGATTGGAAATTATCTGTTGCTGGTGTTGATTATGAAAACATCACAATTGCCGACATTGCTCATGCAGCAGGTCGAGATGACATTTACTCACAGCCAAGCCCATCATATTTGCAAGTTGAAGTTGTAGCGTTATCTGGACAAACGCTGCCATTTGAAATTAATGATGGTTTAACATTGCAAGTTAAAAACAGTTCAGGAACTTATGTTAATTTGTTTGGTGGAAACATTTCAGACATAACTACTGAAGTTAGAAATACTGGTTCGGTGGCAACAGTTGTAAGTTATACGCTACTAGCAATGGGTAATTTGGTTAGACTTGCTAAAGAAATTTACACCGATAATTTATCTCAAGATACAGACGGCGATCAAATTTATACTTTGCTTTCATCATCATTATTAAATACTTGGAATGAAGTGCCAGCAGCCGAAAGTTGGTCAGGTTATGATCCAATAATTACTTGGGCAAATGCTGAAAATATCGGATTAGGCCAAATTGATCAGCCCGGACTTTATATAATGTCAAGCAGGTCATCTAATCCTGATACGATTTACAACATTGCTTCACAAATTGCAAACTCAGCCTTTGGTTATATGTATGAGGATAATCAAGGAAATATCGGATATGCAGACGCAGATCATCGCCAAACATACCTTTTAGCAAATGGTTACACCGAACTTTCAGCCAATACAGCCCTTGGTTCAGGATTGAGAACTTTAACTAAATCAGCAGATATTCGTAATGATATTTATATCAATTATGGGAACAATTTTAATAATCAAGCGACCGCTACCGATGCAGCATCAATTGCAACTTATGGCTATAAAGGCCAAACGATCAATTCAGCAATTCACGATGGAACTGATGCCCAAGAAATTGCCGACCGATATATTGCTTTAAGAGCCTATCCTTATGCGACTTTCGATAGCATCACCTTCCCAATAACCAATTCAGAAATTGACAATGCTGACAGGGATGCCTTGCTTGGCATTTTCATGGGTCAGCCAATCCATATTCAGGACTTGCCAACTCAAATCAATAATGGCAGTTTTGAAGGTTATGTTGAGGGTTGGCGTTGGAGCACCAGATTCAATGAATTGTTTTTGACCATAAATCTATCGCCGGTCAATTTCAGTCAAGTTGCGATGCGCTGGAATACTGTTCCGGTTACCGAGGCGTGGAACACAGTTGGCAACACTTTAACATGGGAATACGCTACAATCGTAGCCTGATAATAGGAGAAAAATGGCAAACACAACCAACTTCGGATGGGAAACCCCAGACGATACAGATTTAGTTAAGGATGGCGCAGCAGCCATTCGCACACTTGCTGGTGCAATCGACACTTCATTAGTCGATCTTAAAGGTGGCACAACAAATCAGGTATTAGCAAAAAATTCAAACACCGACATGGATTTCAAATGGGTTGCTGATGCTGCTGGCATGACTAACCCAATGACTACAACAGGCGATACAATTTATTCATCAAGTGGTTCAACACCTGCAAGATTAGGTATTGGATCAACAGGTCAAGTATTAACTGTTGCTGCTGGAATTCCATCTTGGGCAACACCTGCTGCTGCTTCATTTGTTGGCTGTCAATTAGCGACAACTAATACTGCCCAAACTATAAGTAATACTGTACAAACTAAAATACAATGGGGCGTGGAAGATTTTGATACAGATGGATTTCACGACAATTCAGTAAATAACAGTAGGATTACAATACCAGCGGGCAAAGGTGGTTATTATTTTATTTATGGCTCAAGCCGTTGGACAAATGATACCGCTGGCAGGCGTATCGTGTACATAACAAAAAATAACGTTAATTCCTTATCAAGCGAAGGGTTTAGCGTTGCAACAAATACGCAGTATCCTTCAAATATTATTAGTAAAGTTTTGAATTTATCAGCAGGAGATTATATTGAATTAGAAGTTTTTCAGTCAAGTGGTGGTAATTTAAATCTAGATGCTAATGGAGAAAACTTAACGTTTGGAGCGTGGAAAATAGGATGATTAAATTTAACAAACCAAGCAATCTAAATGGCACAGAATTGCGCCAAGAATTAAATGTTGCTGGAGTGAAAATCAACGATCAACCATCATCTGTAAGGGTGGATAATAATGATTTGTGGCTTGATATTGCAAGTAAAGATGAGGCTAAAGCCAAGTCAATAGTTGATGCACACAATGGCACAACCATTGCACCTGAGCCAACTGTCGCAGATAAACTTGCTAATGCTGGCTTAACTATTGAGGATTTAAGAGCGGCTTTAGGTCTTTAGCATAATCTTGAGGAATTGTGCCTAATGAAACCTTGGTTATCTAAAGCAGCAGTTCAGTTGCGTGAGCAGATCGATGATACTTACTCAAGTCGCAGCAGGAAATCTGATGGGTGGATCGCTGATTTGCGTCATCAACAGGCAGGTAAGTCGGATCACATACCCGACCCAAAAGCCAAATTTGTTGTTAGGGCAATTGACATTGACG